TCATTTTTTATGCCGTATAAGTTCCTGAAGAAGTAAAGGTATGAATTACTTGGCCAGCAGAAAAAGTTACTGAACCCCCTGTGCCTCTTTGCGGCGAAGGATAAGAAATAATTGCTATGCCTGATCCGCCAGCATAAGATGTTTGATTTGTTGCACCAGCATATTGTCCGCCACCGCCGCCGCCACCGGTATTTCCTGTACCTGCAGTACCACTGCTTATATCGGATGGCGTTGAACAAGTAGCTCCATTACCTCCACCACCTGAACCTCCTGATCCTCCAGGGCCACCGGATGGTGTTCCTCCAGGATAATAAGAAGAACCGCCACCGCCACCAGCATATGTTACTGAAGAACCTGAAATTGAGGAAGCTTGTCCTGTTCCTCCATTGCCGCTTATGCCACCACCGGCACCTACGCCGCCAGCACCACCTCCACCACCAGACCTGTCATATTGACTTGTTGGAGTACCTGCACCAACACCACCAGGATTTCCTTGGCCAGATGTTCCTGATCCTCCAGATGCAGCGGTTGGTCGGCCTCCTCCACCACCAGAACCTCCAGGAGATCCTGCATTAGAATCGGCGTTGGCTCCGCCGCCACCACCAATGGCTGTTAATCCAAATACTGATGAATTAACTCCGTTGGTGCCTGGAACATTTGAATTATTTCCAGCACCACCAGAACCAACAGTAACAGTATATGGTGTTCCTGGAATCACAGCTGCAAATGTTCCTGTTAATAATCCTCCTGCACCACCACCGCCACCGATACGGCTTCCACCGCCGCCTCCGCCTGCAACAAGTAAATAACTAATTGGATACGAAGCTACCGGTGAAGTATAAACTGCTGAATAAGAAATCCATCCTTGAACAGTATCGGTATAAAGTAAACTGACAGCTTCTCCGCTTATTGTCAATGAAGCATTTGCAGTATTTCCGGACAATTTATTTCCGTTTGGATAAATTATTAAGGCATTATTTCCAAAAGTTCTAGCATAGTCAACAATCGTAATATAATTTCCTAATGTTGGACTTGCCGGTAAAGTTACAGTAACATTAGCTAATGCAGTATTGACTGTATAACCATTTCCGGCAACAGCAATAAAATTTGTATTTTGAACTGGTTGCCATGAAGTACCACCACTACCACCAATAGAACCCCAAGCCCCAGCAGAATAACCTTCAAATGATCCTGTGGTTGTATTATATCTAAGTTGACCAGCAGTTGTGCTTGTTGATCTTTGTAATGTATTTCCTTGAGGTACAATAAATGCACCATTAGCACCGGAAGCATCAATTAATCCTGATGCAGCATTTAATGCTAATGTGCCTGAACCATCAGCAACAATATTTAATCCACCAACATTGAGTGTTGTAGCAGAAATTGCGTTAAGTATAGTTGCCATAATTATGCCGTAAAGGTTCCACCAGAAGTAAATGTGTGTATTGTTTTGCCGCCATTAGATGTGACTGTGCCACCAGAACCTCTTTGTGTGCCAGGATAACAAAAAATTACAATGCCTGATCCTCCATTACCTCCCGCTGAAGTTGATCCATATGGTGTATAATTTTGTGCACCTCCGCCGCCGCCACTACCAGTATTACCGCCACCATTGCCACCTCTTGTGCTTGCTGGTCCTACGCCGCCAGTTCCCGCTCCTCCAGTATTTCTGCCGCCGGTTCCTCCTGGTCCTCCAGTAGCTGCTGGGGTGCTTGGAGGTGCATCTCCAGCTCCGCCACCACCGCCTCCGGATCCTCCTGTGCCACCATATGTCGTCCATCCGCCACCACCACCACCGCCAGCATAATAATAACCATAGCTATCACCGGAAAATAAAACTCCGGGACCACCTGGACCTCCTGTTGAACCAACATTATTGGATCCTACTCCTCCAGCGCCACCACCACCTCCACCTTGGCCGCCACTAGTACTAATTCCTCCGTCATATCCTTGTCCTGATGTTCCTGCTCCAGCTGAAGAATTAGTACTACCTCCACCCGATCCTCCGCCGGTAGCAACAGACGGTGAAGTTGGTCCTGTACCGCCACCATCACCCCAACTACTTCCGCCACCGCCGCCAAGTGCAACCAATGTTAGTGCAGTTGAATTTGTGCCAACTGTTCCGGTTGTACCTTGAGCAGTTGCGCCGGCACCACCCCCACCAACAGTAACAGAATAATTAGCCGAAGGAGTTACAAAAGATGTACCTGTAAGTAATCCTCCTGCGCCGCCACCACCCGCATGACGGCCGCCACCACCGCCACCACCAGCAACAACAAGATATGTGATTTGATATTGACCACCATAAGCTAACACAACCCAACCTGTGCCTGAGCCAGTATACATTTCTGCCCAATTATTACTTGTGTTCCACCTAAATGCACCATTGGCCACATTAACTGGTCTTTGTGCTGTCGTACCTTGAGGTAAAGAAATAAATCCTGTTGAAGTAGTGTTAGCATCATATGCACTAGTACCACCAATAGAACCCCAAGCCCCAGCAGAATAACCTTCAAATGATCCTAACGTAGAATTAAATCTTAATTGTCCGTTAGCCGTATTTCCTGGTCTTTGTGTTGTTGTGCCTTGTGGAACTACTAAAGCACCTGAAGTAGAAGATGCGTCAATTAATCCGTTAATTGCAGAAAAAGCTATATTACCAGTTGTATCACTAGTAATAACTATTCCTGTTGAGAGAGTATTTCCTGCTGCAAAGGTACTCATATAATTACCCATCTCTGGCCGCTAGCAACCGAAATAGAAACTCCATTGGCAAACGTTAATGGACCAACAGAAAATCCGTTGGTGTTTGATGCAATAGTATAACTTGAAGTTAGTAATGTTGAATTGATAAGAATTTGGCTAGTTGTTGTGCCAGTACCACCACTACTTCCACTACTGCCAGAACTTGTTGAAATTACTGCACCATTGGACGCATAATATAATCCATTGGTATACACAGCATCAACGTATACATTACCAGTAACACCTAAAGAACCGGCTACGTTTAGTGTGTTTGTAGAAGGAACAAAAGTAATCGCCGGCGCAACATACTGAGCGGTTGTTTTTCCGCCAGTAGTTGGCTGCATTGACACATAGAATGTTGTACTGTCGTTTGCTGCCGGAAGTACTTGTATAACCGAAGTAGTCTGCATGACGACCTTTTACGCTTGCGCTTCTGTCCAGGAATACCGTGCTAAAATCGTGGCTGCATTTGCTCCTGATTGTAAACTTTGTGCTTGGAATGTCAATACGTCAGGACCATTAGGGTAAATACCAACAGCAGCATTAGAAGAACCACCAGAAAGAATACTAGTACCTAAAGCAAGTAATTGTGATAAATCTTGTTGAGTTGTTGAATATAAACCAGAAGCACCAGCAACACCACCTTGTGTATTTAAATAAAATCCAAATACTTGTTCACCGCCAGTCACATTAGTATTTTGTGTATGAAAAATGTATTGTGATAAACTTGAACCACCTACGTTTTGCCATTGTTCTGCTGTGTTGGATGTTGTGCCATTTAAAACACAAGTAATCAAGAATGAACCATTTGAATATAAATCTTGTTGAAATGGAATATGTTGCATACGATTAATTACTTCACGAATACCAAGTCCTGCTGCAGCAACACCATTTGATGCTCCAGGAGAAACACGAAAACTCATAATCGCTTGTGTACTTCCTGATGCTACGTTAATAGTGTTTGTCATACCTTTGGTGAAAATGAAAGATTTATCTGCTGTAAATCCTCCATCCATAATTGCTGAAGTACCCCAATGGTTAACTTCAGGAGAAAACTGTATTGAATGCATTTCAATAGCAGTTTGTGCAGTTGTTGATATTAAGAATGTTTGTGCTGTATTTGCCAAAGGAGAAAATACAATAGTTGTTCCTGATCCACTTGCAATTGCTGCTTGATTTAATATAATTGTTGATGCGTTAGGAATATTTGACACATAAGCAGGTGTAGAAATACCAGCACCATAAACATATTGGCCAACTTGAACACCAGCAGTTGAAGAAACTGCAGTTAGGTAATTATTACCAGCAGTTGTTGTTGCTGTCAATGTAGCTCCTGCTTGACCTCTGACTAGTCCTGTAAATGCATTTGCAGTTATACCAGTATAATTAACATATTCGGTACAAGTATTTCCCAAACCACCATTGTTAGCAGTTCTTATATAGAGTGTTCCCGTATTTGCAAAACCAGAAGTGCTGTTAACATACATTGTTGTATCTGTTGCACCAAAGTTTGTCCAAGGACCAGTAGCGCCACCAACCAACCATGTTGATTTAGGGAATGTATTTGTTTCATAACGGCCAGGTAAGTTACCTGAACGCATATAAGCCAAAAAGTTTACGTTGTTGTTAATCATCTTATGGCAATAAATTACATCGCCTGTAGGACCACGAACTCCCCAACGAATAAATCCAGCACCATACCAAGAATAATCAATATAAAACATTTGCATTCTTGTTAAGTCCATATTATATCCTGATGGACCTGTACCATCTAAACGATCAATATTAAACTGTGATTGAGGAATTTTTGTATCGATTGTTTTACTGAGTACAGCATTATTTGAACCAACGATGCCACGATAAGCCGGTTGAATTTGAATTTGTGTATCAGATAAAATATTTTGTACTCTATATGTCATACCTTTAATAACAATAAAATCATTTACAACTAATTGTTTATTAAAGTATGTTGGATATAAAGAAGATGATGTCACTAATGTAGAACCTGGAGTAACAATTACTTGACCTGCAATTTGAAATGTAGAAGAACGGCGAACAGCATTTAATGTTTGACCGTCATAATCCCAAAAAATTCCGTTTTGTGAATCAAAAATACCGATACGGTTTGTTCCGCCGTACCAGTTAGCGGCTGCACCATAGTAATTACCACTAGCAATTGAATTAACAGGAACACTAAGTGGAGTGTATGTAAATTGATAAGCGTTGATAACAGAAGTTACTGTGAATGTTCCGTTGTAAGCAGTTTCATTACATCCAGAAATAAGAATACTCATTGATGCAAAAATATTATGTGGATCTTTTGTTGTTACAGTAACAGAGTTTGTTGCTGAACTGTAAGTGATACCATCAAGATTAAATTGCGACTTTAATGTTGTACCGGTGGACATTTGAATACCTTTACCAGATTGGTAACGGAAATATCTACGAGTTTGACGAATGTATTGGTGATTGTGATCAGCAGCATTAGTGGCAAAACGAACACCACCGTCAAAGCTACGGTGTAATGCTGCACCTTGTGGCCGAACATATAGATTAGCATTAGTTAATGTTAATGCACCAGCAGCAGGAACACCATTATAATTTCCTGTTGTATTGTATTGAAATATTGTTGGCGATACGATGGTAGATACCGTATATGAACCGTTAGCAGTAGAAGCACCCGTCATAGCAATTTCATTACCAACAGTAAGTCCGTGTGAAATACTGGTGATTACTGTTACTACGTTACCAACTGCATTAGCCGAAGCCATACTAATTGCTGAGTTACTAAAAATAGATCCTTTATAACCAATGGTTACACCAGGATTAAAAACGGAACCAGAAGTACCTGTAAACGAATATTTACCAGTATAAACAAATGTGTTGGCGGCACCCAAAGCATTTGAGTTTGTTGGATTATTGTTTGCTTCAACAATGTACAAACCATCAGCGCCAGCAAAAACAGAATCTAAGATAACGATTGGAGTATTAACTGGTGGTGGAGTTGTGCCTGTTGTATTTGCTGTATAAACTCTTGAACCTGTTGTTCCTTGAATATCAATTATTTTTATATCACCAGTAGCAGTTTCGTAACTGGCAAATGGACGATTATTAACCATACCCATTTGTTCCCATTTGGTCGTTTGTACTGAGTATTCGTAGTCAGTATCGATTAATGATTGTGGAGTAGAAACACGGAGTTTATTAATTGAATCCAAATAAGATTCGGATGGAGTAAACTTCTCGTCATATTCATCAACAACAATAGATAATTTATCGTTAACACCTAATGATGTGGTATTGTAATTTAATACTATTGTTGTGTTTGTTTGGTTTCCGTCAGCAGAAGTAGAGATTGTATAAGAAGTTGCTGTAAGATTTGGATCAGAAAAGTTGAATATTACTTGGTTGGTCGTTACATCAGTAATTAAAATCAAACGCTCTTTTGGAATAGCACGAGGAATGACAACGGTTCTGGTCGAAGGGGTAAATGTATAGTAGGTATCAAGTATAACTTTGCGTGCCATGTTAGCTCCAAAATAGATTAAATATCATGTTATATTTAGTAACCCATCAAAATGTCTAATGGTTTGAATGGGTACGTTTTTGTTCTTGCTGAAATTGATCCAGCAACAGTTCTTATTAAAATTTGTGATCCTTGAGGTACGGAATCTGCAAACTTCAAGTATCCATTTGAAGTTGCATTACCTGAAGTATCGATACAGTAACCTTTTGATCCTGTTAATACACCAGATAGCCATACGGTGTCATATTTATAATCGAATGCCGGCTGGATTAATCCGTTAATAGTCACCAAAAGGTTAAATGGAGAATATACTGGTACCGAAGCTTGATTATATCTTAACGGAAATACATTGGTAAATCCATCGACCAGATAAGAAACATCATCAAGATCATAGATATCCGTAAAAGATAATGGACCATTAGAACCAACTGTTACAGTATTTGATGTAACAGAAGTTGCTGTTACATTTCCAATCAAATTACCAGAAATGGGCGCATTAAAGACCACATTACCGGTAAACGTAGAAGTGCCAGTAAATGTAAGATTAGGAGCTAAAGTTCCTGAAGTTACAGAATTTGATGTAGGTACATTGTATTGTCCAAGACCTAATGCTTGAACACGAATTATTGTGCCAGAAGGTGGTGTAAAGTTTAAGTTAAGATTTGAACCTGAAACTGAGTAATCATATTGTACAACACCGTTAGCGGTAACTAATACAGAAGAAGATGAAACTGGTGGTGCAACTAAAGCGAAAGATGTTTGTGCACCATTGGCAGTAACAAGAGTAACAAATGTATTAACAACAGGCAACGATAACATTGCTGCCGTAATTGTTTGTGATGATGGTACATTAATTTGAGAAAGTAATCCAAGGTAATTTACTTCAATTGGAGTACTTGCAGCCGGAGCAGCAGATAATACTAATTGAGAACCATTAAGATAATATGCTGGATTGCTTAGAGAAGAAGTTTGTTTAACACCACCAACATACACTTGAATTGATGATGCTGATGCTGGTGTATATGATAAATTAAAAGTTGTAGTTGTACCAGTACCGGTGAAATAATCCACCGGATAATTCATTGTTGATATGGGATTACCGAGATATGACATTGATTAGTCCGGTGGTAAAGGTTTATTACCAGCAGCTAACCAAACTTGATAGGCTTGCCAATCTGTGTTTTCTGGGTCGTTTGGAATAATTGCGCCATCTAACAATCGAATTACACATGAAGGACTAATTGATAGTTGATACATTTTTATAACTCCGCAGTAGCTGAATAGTGTATAAACATTACATAAGTTGCAATTCCATTTGCCGTTATCCAAAAATTATTTTGTGTAATATTAAATGGGCCATTTGGACTTGTTGTATTATTATTAATCATAGTGCTTCCATTTGCGGTTGCTGTCATAACAGA